GGGTTCCGGGTGGGTGGTGGACATCGAGTTCGCCAACACGGAACGGGGCAAGGTGGCCAAGGCCCTTGTCGAGCAAGGGATGCTCAACGCGGTGTCTGTCGGATTCCGGTCGACTCAGCGCCGGAAGGAAGGCCGCACGATGCACCATGTCCAGAAGGAACTACTCGAGGTCTCGCTCGTCGCGATCCCCGCGAACCCCACGGCCCTGCGGGTCAAGTCTAATCAGGAGGATGAGGTGGACAAACCGATGGAAGAAGAACAGGGCATGCACGAGGAAGAAAAGCCGAAGGCCAAGAACGAGCAACTGATGAACCTGCGGGATCATCTGGTCGCCGCGGCCGCGGTTGTTGACGCGATGCTCGAGGGCTACGACGAAGACGAAGAGATGCCCGAGGAAGAAGCCCCGGTCGTCGAGGACTCCGCGAAGGCGGGGGGGTCTGGACAAGATTACCGGACCCCGGAAACACTGGTATCAGCACTTAAAGCGGCGGTGGCCGCAATTGGAGGACCCAACAAGTGAGCGACGTTGAGAAGCTCCTGAGCGACCTCGTCGCCCAGGTCGAGGCCAAGGGCGCAAGCCTCGAGGGCCGCATCGGTGAGATCGAGGCCGTCGTGAAGGCGAACCCGGGCCTCGCCCGCAAGATCGCCTTCTCGGGCGATGCCAACACGGCCGGGTCGAAGTTCGCCGGGATGACCTCGGGCGATGTTCAGATGCTCCACGACATCATGAAGTCGGCCCGTCATCAGACCGGGATTGGTCCTTCCGAGGAACTGACCAACGCGGCCGAGGCCGTGAGCAAGCGGTACATCAAGGCCTACCCCGCGAACCTCGCCGCGGTCCCCTTCACCAAGGCGACCCAGAACGAGGGCGCCGCGGGCTACGGTCAGGAGCTGGTCGGCGTCCAGTACGTCTCCGAGCTCTGGGATGCCGCTCGTCAGGATAGCCGGGTCTTTGGTCTGCTCGACACCTTCGAGATGATCCACCCCTCGGCTTACCTGCCCGTCGTCGCGGATCTGCCGGAGCCTATCCTCTCGGGCGAGAACACGACCGAGAACAGCTTCCTCGCCGGGACTGGCCGCGTCGGCTCGAACCGCGTGTCCGTGACCGCGAAGAAGATGCTCATCAACCAGATCTGGACCTATGAGCTCGAAGAGGATGCGATCATCCCCTTCTTGCCCTTCATCCGGGCTCAGGTTGCCGCATCGCTGGCTTTCTACAGCGACTCGGTCATCCTGAACGGCGACACCACGAACGCGGCCACGGGCAACATCAACTCCGATGACGCCGACCCCGCGGACGACAAGTTCTACCTCGCCTTCGACGGCCTGCGCCACGTCGGCTTGGTCGACAACACGGCCAACGGCATCAACGCCGCGGGCTCCATCGCTCTGAGCCAGCTTGCCGGGCTCAAGGGCAAGATGCTGGACAACACCTACAAGATCGACTGGGGTCATCCCGTCCGGTCGCAGGATCTCATCTACGTGTGCGATCCCCAGACCGCCGACGCGATCGCTCAGCTTGATCAGGTTGTCACCGTCGACAAGTTCGGCCCGCAGGCCGGGGTGCTTGTCGGTCAGGTCGGCAACGTCCTCGGCTGCCCCGTCATCTCGACCATGGCCATGGGCCTGACCGAGGCCGACGGCAAGATCTCGGCCACGGCCGCGAACAACACCAAGGGCCAACTCATCGCCTTCAACCGCAACGCGTTCAAGGTCGGCATCCGCAAGGCTGTCACCCTCGAGCTCGAGCGGATGCCCGGTATGCAGCAGTCTCGCCTCGTCGCCTCGTTCCGTCTCGGCTTCGGCCGTTACGCTCCGAGCGGCTCGGCGAGCAGCATCGAGGCCGCTTCGGTCCTCTACAACATCACCCTGTAGGATCTGAACGAAAATGCTTAAGCAGTTCGAGCAGATCGCGGCCCGCGGTCAGATCTTCCCCTTCGTGTTCGTCCAAGACGCGGTGGCGGCAAGTCAGACCGACGTGCAGCTCAACATTCAGGAAGTCGCAGGCGGCGTCACTCTCGCGATTGACGGCATCTCGCTTCCGTGGGCTGGACGGGTTGTGGGGATGTCCATCAACACGAGTGCAGCGGCGACCATGGGTTCTCTCGCGGTCGGTGTCACCCTCGACGGTACGGAACAGACGGCAACCACGCAGACCATCACGACCGGGACCGCGGCGACTGCCGTGTTCCCCCAGTCGTCGGTCAAGGCGACGGCAGGACAGAAGCTCGGGGTCGAGATCACGACTTCCGGGACATGGGATGCCGTGACCGCGGATCTCGCGGTTGTGGTCTACGTCCTGATGGACTGTCAGGGCGTCTAGGCGGAAGGCAAACCGGGGGGCCGGGGCTGCGGTCCCGAGCCCCCCGAACCATAAGAGAGGATCGAGATGAACGGACCCGTCTTCGGGGTGATGAAAGCGGTTGACGCGTTGCCCCTCGCTCAGCGGACGGCGACGACGAATGGGGACATGTTCCGGACCTACTGGACCTCGGACGACCCGCAGACCCGGATCTACCGCGGCTTCTTCAAGGACGCGGGGGTCTTCGTCAACCAGACCGCGGGCTCTGGCAACAACCCCGGGGTCAATCAGTTTACCGTCAAGCTTCAAGGCCGGGTTGATTCGGATCACGCGTGGGCCGATCTCAACATGACGCCGATCGCGATCACGGCCAACACGGCCGCGGCCTACTATGCCTTGTGCTCCGGGCCGCTCTTGCCCGAGATGCGGGTTGTGGCGACGGAATCTGGGACTGCGGACGCCACGTTCGAGGTCCACGTCATCCTTCAGTCGGACTAGAAAGGTCGGACCATCATGCTCAAGTGCATCAGCAAATACAGTTCCTCGGCGGGGTCCTTCGCCCCGGGCGACATCATCGAGGACCCGAAGCTCGAGGCCGTTCTTCTCGCCGACTCGGCCGCATCCTTCGCGGAAGTCGAGTCACGGGAACAGGCCGCGGAAGTCGAGGTTGTCGAAGCGGCTCCGAAGATCCGCGGACTGCGCCGGAAGGCCTAGCCCGTGGCAATCGTCAACGGGTACGCGACGCTCAACGAGTTGAAAGCTCGAATGGGCGTCCCGGTGTCCGATACCGCGGACGACTCAATCATGGAAGCGGTCATCGAGGCCGCGTCCCGGATGATCGACAAGTTCTGCAATCGGTTCTTCTATCAGACCTCGGCCGGGCAAGTCCGATACTTCACCCCGGCGTCCGAGGTCCTGACCTTCTGCGATGACGTGGTCACTGTCACGGCGATCGCGACGGACCGGAACCTCGACCGGACCTGGTCGAACGTCATCCCGGCCGCGGATTATGAGCTCGGTCCTCTCAATAACGCGGTATCATCCTGGCCCTTCACCGAGATCCGGATGAAGCCCCTTGCCGGGGATTCCTTCGACCTCGGGCTCGAGATGGTCAAGGTCACGGGGACGTGGGGATGGGCGACGGTACCCGATGCCGTCAACGAGGCATGCCTGATCACGGCGGCCCGGTACTTCAAGAGAAAGGACGCCCCGTTCGGCGTCGCCGGGGGCGGCGAGGTGGGTCAGTCGGTTGCGCTACGGGCGGTCGATCCGGACGCGGGCGTCTTGCTTGCACCGTACCGGAAGATCGGCCTCGTCGATCTGGTCTGATGTCGAGCTACGAGATTCAAGTCCGAGGCCTGGACCAGATCGTCCGGGCCTTGGACCTCGAGCGGGACGCGGTTGATGTCCTGCGTGAATACATCGACGCCGCGGCTAAGGTCGTGGCGAGCGAGGCCCGCAGGCGTGCTCCGGTGGACACAAGTCTTCTGCGGACCTCAATCAACGATCAAGTCAAGGTCGAGGGCCAGAAGGTGACAGCGTCCATCGGGACGAATGTCCGGAAGAACGGGAAGCCGTACGGGGCTTATATGGAGTTCGGAACGGGCCTCGTCCATGACCATCCGTCGTGGCCTCGCAAGCGGCACGTCGTGCCCCCTGCGGCCCTTATGGGCTGGGCCGAGAGGAAGGGCCGGGGCGGCACGTTCCATGATGCCGAGGTCATCGCCGACGCTATCACGCGCCGCGGTGGCCTTCTGCCCCGGCGGTACCTGCGGGGATCGCTCGAGCAGTACGAAGGCCAGATCGTGCGGAACCTGGGCGAGGTCGTCCGGAAGATTCGGGCGAGGAGGGGTCTGTGAATATCGCATCGGTCCGCGCAGGACTCAAGACCCGCCTCGCGACGATCTCTGGGCTCCGGTGTTACGAGACCATCCCCGATCAGTTCAGCCCCCCGGCCGCGATCGTCGGGATGCCGACCTCGATCGTCTTTGACTTCGTCTACCAACGGGCGGCAGATCGGATGACCTACCCCGTCCGGATTCTCGTCGGAAAGGCGACGGACCGCTCGGCTCAAGAGCGGCTAGAGCAGTACATCGACGGATCGGGGGCCCTGTCGGTCAAGGCAGCGATCGAGGGCGACCCGTCCCTCGGGGGCGCGGCCAACGTTACCCGGGTATTGAGTGCCCAAGGGCTGGGCGTTTACGATATGGGGGGCGTGTCCTATCTAGGATGCGACTTTACCGTCGAGGTCATCTGCTAAATGCCGAAGGTCTACATCTCTCGGGGCCACGTCCAGAACGAAGGCCTCGGGATCGAGGTCTTCCCGGGCGACGAGGTCCCCGCGGCCTTGGTCAAGGCGTCCCCCTGGCTCGTCGAGGACGGCGTTGTCGTCGAAAAGGGTCAATATTTGGCCGAGGCCGAAAAAGTGACCGCGCAGGAGGCCCCAGAAGCCCCGCTCGTCGAGGCCCCTGATAGTGGCGACCTTGGCGAGTCCGACGCGGCCGCAGACGCCTACCAGGGGGCTTAAAACGCATGGCATTTGTTGCGGGGCGTCGGGCGAAGGTTCTGATCGGTGAATATGACCTTTCGGCCTTCCTCAACAACGTTTCGGCGGTCCGGAACGCGGATCTCGCCGACGTGTCGGTCTTCGGGGACCAAGACCGCGAGTTCCTGAAGACGATGCAGGGCGCATCGGCGACTCTGTCCGGCTTCATCGACACCGTGGCCGGGGCATCGGAACCCGTCCTGTCGTCATTCCTGACCGGGACCTCGACCAAGGCGGTCTCGATCTTCTGGGATGCCGATGCTATCGGGTCCCCCGGGATCTGTGGTGCCGGGTGGGAGGGGTCCTACGAAGACTCGGCCCCCGTCGATGGGGTCCAAGCTATCGCGGCGAATCTCGCCTTTACCGGGCGAGTGGACCGGGCGGTATCGTTGCACGCCCTCGGGGTCGAGACCGGGACCGGGGCCTATACCGCGGTCGATGGTGGGGCGGCCACGACGAACGGTGCCGTCGCGAACTTGCATGTCACCGCGGCCGGGGCTTCGGGGACCGGGACCGTTCTGGTTCAGGATTCCGCGGACAACATGAGCTTCCTGACCATCGGCACCTTCTCGAACTTCACCGCGGCGACCTCGCAGACCCTTGAGATCTCGGGGACGATCCGCCGATATGTCCGGGCGAACTTGTCTTCTGCCCGTAATACCCAGACCTTCGCGGTCGCGTTCGGCCGCAGGCCGTAGGAGGACCCCATGGCTTTCGCAGCAGGCAAGAATGTCACTTTCAGCTTGAACGGTACGGCGATCGGCACGTTCCTCAGCAACGTGTCCTTGACCCGGAACGGCGACACGCTCGACGTGACCACGTTCGGCGACTCGGACCGCGAGTTCATCCAGGGTCTCCGCTCGGCGACCATCACCATCTCGGGCTACTTCGACCCGACGGCCTCGACGGGTCCGGACGCGGTCCTCGCCACGGCCTTCGCCGATGCCGACGGCGTCGCGTTCTCGTTGGTCTTCGGGACGGGTACCACGGTGACTTATTCCGGGTCCTGCCTTGTGGCATCATATGAGACGACGGCCGCGGTTGATGGTCTTATCGCCTTCTCTGCGAGCCTGACGGCCACGGGCGCGATCACGCGCACCTAGAAAGCGGGTAGCAGTTGAAGGACAGCCTCAAGGCGATCCTCGCCCCCAAGGTCGAGCCATTCGAGCTCGGCCAGGGGGCGAAGGTGCAGATCAAGGAACTCAGCCTCAAGGAGCGGATCTCATGGCGGGCGGTATCCGTTCTCGAGGACGGCAAGCTCTCGGACGACTGGATCGCCCAGTTGCTCTTCCGGGCCGTGCTCGACGAGGAGGGGTCCCCGGTATGGGCCTCGGCGGACGAGGTCGACGGTTCCGAATCGGCGCTCGGACGGTTGCTCGAGGCCTGTCAGCGGATCAACGGTCTCGCGGCGGACTCTAGCAAGGAGGCCCAGGGAAACTAGAGCGGCTCCCCGAACTGCGGATCGCCATGCGATTGTGCAGGGAACTAGGCAAGACCCTCGGGGAGCTTCTGGACCAGATGACCGCGGCCGAGTTCGAGTTATGGATCGGTCTCTGGAAGATCGAAGCCCTCGAGGAAGCGGAGCGGCAGGTCAGGGCGAAGGCGCAAGCAACAGGGGGGCGGGTTCGTGGCAGATAGAGTCGAGGTCCTGATCACGGGGGATGCCTCGGGTCTTGTTCGCGCCACGGACCAAGCCTCGTCCGCGATGCAGGACTTCGGGCGCGCTACCTCAGGCCTGTCCCGCGTTGCCGATGCCTTCCGGTCCGACTTCGGGCGATTGACCGCGGCCTTCGGTGCGGCTCAACTCGGAGTGACCGCGGTCATGGGGGCCTTCGAGTCCGCAGGCCGGGCGATCCAGGCGATGAACGCCGAGGTCATCGACGCGGAGCGGGTGGCCTCGAAGTTGATCGCGGTCTTTGACGGGGCGGAAGGCGCGGCCGCGAGACTGACGGCCCAGGCCGAGGCCCTTGCCGGGTCGACCGTGTTCTTCGATGACGATGCGATCAAGTCGGCGGCCGCGGCTCTTCGGGCCTTCGACCTCACGGAACAGGAGATCAGCAAGCTACTTCCGGCCGCGGTCAACCTCGCCACGGTCTTCGGAACGGACCTCGACACCGCGGCGAATAAGCTGGCCCTCGGCCTGAACGGTTCGACCCGGGGCCTGCGGGAGTTCGGCATTGTCGCCAAGGAAGGCGCAGACCGCGGTGACATCATGGCCCAGATCCTCGAGCGTGGCGAGAAGGCCGCGAAGGGTGCCGCGGATGCTCAAGGCGGGCTCCGGGGTGCGACCGAGGGACTCAAGAAGGCTCAAGGCGAGTTCAATCAGGCCCTCGGAAGCCTGCTTGCCGGGCCGCAATCGGCTTTCCTTCAGTTCCTGACGGATGCCACGAACGCGGCAACGGGCCTCGCGAACAAGATGGGCGGGGTCACGGAATCTCTGATCAAGACCCGGCAAGTCATCGACCCGTTGACCGGGAAGATCGTCGAGGCAACCGGGGTCGGCGGGAAGGACCTCTTCGGCCCCGGGTCCTTGACGGCTCAGTTCATGAAGGGCAAGGAACCGACGAAGGCCCCGGAAGAGAAGAAGCCCGCGGGTCCGGCCGACCGTCCCCGAGGCCGCGGTGCCGATGACGCGACACGCAAACAGGAAGAACTAATCCGGAAGCAGGACGAGGCCGCAGCATTCGAGCGGCGGTTGCTCGAGGACAAGATCGCCGCGAACGAGGCGCAGATCGTCAAGGACAACAAGGCCGCGCAAGACATCATCGACAACTTTGACGCGGCCAACAAGAAGCGGAACGAAGAGACCATCAAGGCATTCGAGACCGCGCAATCGCTCATCGAGCAGGCAAACAGGGACTTCGCCTCGGGCATCACGGCCGCGGGGCGATTGCTTGTGGACATTGTCCGCGGGGATGCGTCCCTCGGCGGTCTGATCCGGGCCTTCGGCGGCGTTGCCGGAGCCGCGGGTGGCGCTCTAGGCGGGCCTATAGGGGCCGCTCTTGCCGGGGTGGGTGTCGAGGTCGTCGCGGCGATTGTAGACGGCTTCAAGCCCCAGCAAACCGCGGCAGACAAGCTCAGGGAAGCGGGGGACAGATTGACTCAGGCCGGGCAAGCCATGACCGAGGCCGAGCGGGAACGGCGAATCGAGAAGGCCAAGGACATCGCACGGGCCGCGGGTCTGACCGAGAGCGACAT